CTATTATTTAGACGTAGAAGATACTGAAACTATTCTGGGTAAAACACTAGCTAATAAACTATTAGCTGAAATAGAAAAATCCAAAGATGCCACATTAGATATGGTATTAGCGGCTTTTTCAATACCTCTAATAGGAACAGTAGCAGCTAAGAAACTGGCTGCAAAAATATCCAGTATAGATGATATTACAGAAGATGTATGCAAAGAGGCCGGATTAGGCGATAAAGCAACTAGTAATATTATAACTTGGTTATCAGATGAATATACTAGTATAAAAGAGTTTCTACCATTTAGGTTTAAACAATTTAATACTAGTAACGGTAAATTAGTATGTATAACTGGTAAATTAAAATCTTATCCTACTAAGGATGAGGCTTATAAAGTACTAATAGAACATGGGTATAGAATAGCTGATAATGTCACCAAGGATGTGGATATTTTAGTAAATGAATCTGGTGTACCATCAAGTAAAACAGTAAAAGCCGAGAAATACGGTATAACAATAACTACAGACTTAACTAGTCTATTATAAGAGAAAATAAAAAACATGAGTGAAAATAAAAAGTGGAACGAAGAGAACGTTAACAAACTAATGCAGATTGTTGGCGGCGCAAGACCAGTAGTAGCCGATCTAGTTGAGCAAGCTGCTACTGCACTAGGTGTAACAGTTCGTTCCGTAGCTTCTAAACTACGTCAACTAGACGTAGAAGTTGCAAGTATGGCCAAGGTAAAGGATGCTACTTTTACTCCAGAACAATCAGAAGCCCTGGCTGCTTTTGTAAAGCAAAATTCTGGCCTTCTTACCTATAAGGAAATCGCTGAACAGTTCCCAGGCGAATTCTCAGCTAAGCAAATTCAAGGTAAACTTCTAGCACTGGAACTAACTAGCGCAGTTAAGCCAGCTGAAAAGGTTGAAGTTGCTCGCCAGTATACTCCAGCAGAAGAACAAACCTTTATTTCTATGGCTACCAACGGTGCTTTTATCGAGCAAATCGCCGCAGCCTTAGGTAAGGAAATCGCTTCAGTACGCGGCAAGGCTTTAAGTCTAACTCGTCAAGGGCAATTAAACGAAATTCCTAAGCAGCAAACTAGTCACGCTAAGGATAATACAGACGTTGTAGAGTCTCTAGGCGACAAGATTAAGACTATGACAGTTGCTCAAATTGCTGAAGCTGCTGACAAGACAGAACGTGGAGTTAAGACAATTCTAACTCGTCGTGGTATTACTGTAGTAGACTATGACGGTGCAGCTAAGAAAGCTAAGGCAGAAGCTAAGGCTACTGCTGCTGCTTAATTAGATCGTTTGAATACATAAAGAATGGGCCGGAGTCCCTAAGGCTCCGGCCTTTTTCGCTGGTAAAATGAAAGTAACAATAACATATCATGACTCGGAATCATTTACTTCCGAAGAAATAGTAAAACTAGCGCAGACAAATTACGGAAAAAATATAACAGTAGATGTAGCTCCAGACTCTTTACTGCCGCATGATCTAATTATTCACGCACTACAGCAAATTATTACTGCTAGACAATTAGTATTACTTTATGATCGTCAATACACATATCAAGAAGATATTAGAGTATTACGAGCAGATGTTCTAAAAGAATTAGCAGAGATGGTTGATACAGTAATTATAGACAACGAAAGTAAAGTAGGCTAATAATGGATTGTAGCGCTATTGTTTTAAACAAATTACTATTAGAACGCAATTTAGAATTGTGGGCTAGATTAAAACTATCTTTTCTAGATAGTGCATATTCTAGTACATATAGTGCAATTTCTAAATATTACGAAAAGTATAACGCAATACCCTCTTTTGACGAACTAGAATTAGCCGTACGCGAAGGTAATACAAGAAGAACAATAGCCTCTTTACGTCTAATAGACGAACCAGATATTAGTGCTGAAGTTGCATTAGATGCTCTAATTGATTCATTTACACAGGATCAAACAGTAACATTACTTGATAAGTTTATAGACAAATTACCTATATTTGATAGTGCGGAAATAAAAGAAAATTTAGCAAATATAGTACAAACACTAGACGAAAAGACAATAACAGAAGACGGCGTATATAGTATGTCGGATATTCTCTTATTCAAGAGTTCCGAAGAACTAGCAAGAGATAGAGTATACCTTGGTCTTAATAATAATTTTGATTCCACCTTAGGTGGAATGGCTTTAGAGGAACTACTATTAATAGGCGGACCGCGGGGCTCAGGTAAATCTATTACTGCAAGTAATCTATTTGTAAATCAATATGAAAGTGGAAACTCATGCGTATTATTTACTATAGAAATGATAGCACATGAAGTTCTAGAGAGAAATTTAGCTATTCTTGCAAACGTGCCTTACCTAGGTCTTAAAAACAATACATTAACCAGTGATGAATTATTAAAAGTAGTAAGAGCTAGAGCTGGTATGTTTGAAGATGCGGATGATTTAGTAAATCAATATATAGCTACCAGAGATAGATATAAATTCGAAGCATCTCTAGTTAGAGAAAAGAAACTAAAATCTGATAATCAGATGATTATTGTAGATGATAGAGCACTTACTTTAACTACCATAGATCTACAATTAGGTAAACTAAAAGCTAAATTCAAAGACAAATTAAAAGTGTGTGTAGTTGATTATCTAAATCAGATTGTAGTAGAGGGAAGTAATCAATTTGACTGGCAACCACAGATAATTATATCCAAAAAGTTAAAAGACTTAGCTAGAAAGCATGAAGTTATCATGGTATCTCCATATCAGATAGATGCTAGTGGTGAAGCTAGATTTGCCAAAGGTATTTTAGATGCAGCTGATGTGGCCTTAATAATGAAACCACATCCAAAAGAACAAGGCGTGATGTCATTTGAAACTACTAAAATCCGTAGCGGGCCACCTATATCTTTTACTAGTCCAATTAATTGGGATACTTTGCGTATTGATTCTACGCCTGTGGATAAACCGCCCGAAGAAGATGCAAAGCCCGTAAGACGTACCAAAACAAATAAACTAAAAACTGACGAGTCTGCTCAGGATATACCTTGGGATGCATAATGGATCCAGTATTAACACTACTACAAGATAAGGGATTACAATTTACAGTATCTGGAAAAGACTATCTAATAAAATGCTTGAATAAAGATCATGATGACACTAATCCATCGTGTAGAGTGGATAAAATATCTGGTCTTTTTCACTGTTTTTCTTGTGGATTTAAGGGAAACTTATTTAGATTTTATGGAATACTTAGTAATCCAACAAATGTAAAAATACAGTCACTAAAATCAAAATTAACAAAATTAGTTAACGAAAATAAAGAGATACCAGTACCTAAAGGTTATACGCCATGGAATACCACATTCAGAGGAATATCTTTAGAAACTCTAAAAGGGTTTGGGGCCTTCTATACATTGGAAGAACAGGATCTTTTAGATAGGATAGTGTTTCCAATAACTGATAGTTCTGGCGATGTAATGTTTTATATCGGTAGGCATGTGCTATCAAATGCTAATCCTAGATATAAAATATGGCCCAGACATAGTAATGTAGGAATATTTCCTAATGTAGTAAGTTCTGAATACAAACATGTATTTATAGTAGAAGGTATATTCGACATGCTAAACCTATATGACAAGGGTTTACATAATACTATATGCGCGTTTGGTACCTCATCGCTAAAAAGTAATACTTCTGAAAAGTTATTACCATTACGTATACAAGGAATTACTACAGTATACTTGTTGTTCGACGGAGACTCGGCAGGCCGCGAAGCGGCCACGGAGCTCGTACCGTTAATAGAACAAGCAGGATTTATGGTAAAAATAATAAGTCTACCAGACGGTAATGATCCTGGCGATCTTACACAAGAATATATAAAAACGTACTTAATCGAGAAATATAATGAAAATAGCGGTAATTGATAAGGCACCATCAAAAACGCCTTATGATAGATACTTCATATTTGAATATGATTTATACCACATGTCTAGTGTGCCGGTGCAAAAACTTTTAAAGAAGGATGTAGATCTAAAGATAGACCTGGAGGAGTATGACTTAGTAGTATTAGTCGGTTCTGAGGCTGCCAAAGAATATGCAAAAGTCACTAGTATCACTACGCACGCAGGTCTATTAATAAATGATAAATTTGTATGTATTACTAACCCTTCTTCGCTTCTTTTCAAGCCAGAAGGCAAGGCTGATTTCCAGCGGGCGTTAGATAAGGTTAATGCGTATGCAAATGGAGAATTAAGTAAGGTCAGTACTAGTGGGGATTTTAAGGGTATTGAAGATGCTGAAGAAGCAAAACAATACCTATTAGAAGTACTAAATAGTAACGTTCCATATGTTTCTATAGACACTGAAGGTACTGCACTTTACCCTAGGGATGGCTATGTAATAGGTCTCTCGATGAGCTATAAGGTCAGACAGGGAAGATATATTTCTCTAGATGTAATCGGCGAAGAACATATAGAAATACTGCAACAGATTATAAACAAATACACAATCGTATTTCATAATCTAAAGTATGACTGGAAAATGTTAGAGTACCATCTAGCTTTAAAGTTTAATCCAGATAATGTGCATGATACTATGGTTATGCACTACGTATTAGATGAAAATGCTCAACATGGTCTAAAGGCATTAGCTTTAAAGCACACTGATTATGGTGATTACGATAAGGAATTGGAAGATTTCAAAAAATCTTATTGTAATTCTCACGGAATGCTATTAGATGATTTTACGTATGACTTAATACCATTTGATATTATCTCTAAGTATGCGTGCATAGATACTGCTGTCACACTCGAATTATTCTTAAAATTTGTAGAGATTCTTAAGAAAAATGATAAGCTATTAAATCTATATAAGAATATATTAATTCCTGGCACTATTTTCCTCCATTATATGGAAGAAGTTGGGATTCCTATTTCTGTTGAGCGAATGAATGCAGCAGATAAATATCTGGAGAATGCTATCATAGATGCTAAACGTAGATTATATGAACATAATGAAATTCGTGTATTCGAGGAGGTAGAAAAAGTAGTATTTAATCCAAATTCTGTAATACAGTTAAGAAAGTTGTTGTTTGATTATGTTGGACTATCTCCAACTGGGAAGCTTACTGGTACTGGGGCCATATCTGTAGATAAGGATGTATTGGAAGAATTAGGGGACGAGCATCCTATTCCAAAAGCACTATTAGAGATAAGAAAACTAACTAAAATAAGAAATACTTACGTAGTGAAAATTCTACCGGAATTAGATAGAGATAATAGAATTAGAACATATTTTAATCTTATTTTTACTACTTCTGGGAGACTATCCTCATCGGGCAAGTTCAATGCTCAGCAGATTGTTAGAGACGATCCTATTATTAAAGGGTGTATAAAGGCCCCAGAGGGTTATAAGATACTATCTCAGGACTTACAGACTGGAGAAATGTATTATGCTGCCGTATTATCAGGAGACGTTAACCTACAAAAGGTATTCCAATCTGGTGGAGACTTTCACAGTACTATAGCTAAAATGGTATTTGATTTACCATGTGCCGTAGAGGATGTTAAGAAACTATATCCTGCTATGCGACAAAGTGCTAAAGCTATTTCTTTCGGCATTTTGTATGGATCAGGGCCACAAAAAGTTAGTGATACTGTATCACTAGCAACAGGTGAATACTATGGTATAGATAGAGCTAGGGATGATATTGATGCATATTTCAGTAAATTTAGTAAACTTAAACAGTGGCTCAACAATAGAAAAAAGTTCATTGAGACTAACGGATATACCTATTCATTTTTTGGTAGAAAGAGAAGACTTATTAATGTATTCTCAGCCGATAAAGGGATTGCTGCACACGAAGTCAGAAGCGGAATCAATAGTGAAATTCAATCGCTTTGCTCAGACATAAATCTATTAGCGGCTATGGATTCCGCTAAGGAATTCATTAAAAACAAACTCGATGCTAAAATATTCATGTTGGTACACGACTCTATAGTATGTATTGTAAAAGATGAACATATAGAGCAAGCAAGCAAGATTTTACAAGAATGTACCCAAAAGGACAGAGGTTGTTCCATAAAAGGATCGCCTATAGGTGTCGAACAAGATATAGGGGAGGATTATTCCTTTGGCAAATTTGACGAAGTCTATAGACTTGAGTCAGGTAGTCTTTCCCGTATTTAAAATAGGCAACGAACAGCCAACAACAATAGATGGTATTTCTATTTTCATCAGTAGAAATACCTCTACTGATGAAATACAGTATAAAGTACTTGACGACAAAACTATTGATAAACCAACTCTAGCGGCTAGACGATTACATTTACTTAATAAAAAAGTATCATTGAAACCGCTTAGAACTGCTATATTCTTTGTAGCGGATTTAGTAAAAATAGCTGATTCTAAAACCTGGTTTATAGATAGTAAGGGTAATATTTTTAATTATAGAAAATCTAAATTTTGCAAACTGACTTGCCATAGAATACTAGAAGTAATTCCTATTAGTACTGGAGGAGCAATCCTAGTACTGGAAGGTATAGTACCTAGAGTTAAAACCATGTACTATTCAGAAGAATATAAATATGCTAGTGTATTAAATTTAGATACATTTACGCATATATTATACGGTTTGCATAAAAATAAATTCAAAGACACAAAAAGAAAAATATGAAAACTATTATAGCGGGATCTAGAAGTATAACTGATATTATTATAGTATATCAGGCGATAGAAGCTTCAGGATTTGATATTACAACTGTGGTATCTGGATGTGCTAGAGGGGTAGATTTGCTTGGTGAAAAATGGGCAAATAACGAAGACATTCCTGTTATAAGAATGCCTGCGGACTGGTCTAGATATGGTAAAGGAGCCGGTAAATTCCGTAACATAGAAATGGCGTTAATAGCGGATGCCCTAGTAGCAGTATGGGACGGGGTCAGTAGAGGCACAGGACATATGATAGATACGGCCCGCGCCAAAGGTCTAAAAATATACGTGCATCTAGTATGAAAGCAATTATAAGTAATAGAATATATTTATCTTGTCCGCCAGAAGGTTTTGATAGCATTAAGAAAGCTCTTACTTATAAGATAGAAAAACCAAATTTATCTAAAATTTCGAAAACTAATAGTATAGAGATTATTCGTAATTATAAACTATTACCTAGAAATATATTGAGCATACCACAAGGTAGACAAGATCTCATACCAAAAGGCTATGAAATAATTGATAAACGCGTTTATAATTGGGTACCGTTTCCAGAACCAAATCTTCCGCTTAGACCAGAACAAGAAGAAGTATACGTTAAGGTAGAGGATTCTTGTTTTCTAAACGCTCTAGTAGGTTGGGGTAAAACATTTACGGCACTATATATAGCTAGAAAGCTTGGCCAAAAAACTCTTATAGTAACGCACACCACAGCACTTAGAGATCAGTGGATTCAGGAATTAGAAAAACTATATAATATGAAAGCGGGAGTGATAGGCGGCTCTCAGTATGATATAGATCATCCAATTGTTATAGGTAATGTGCAGTCTGTTACTAAATTTAGTTTAGAGCTTAGTAAAGAATTTGGTCTAGTAATACTGGACGAAGCACACCATTGTCCAGCAGAAACTTTTGGGGATATACTAGATAGATCATATGCTAGATATAGGATAGGACTATCTGGTACTATGATAAGAAAAGACGGAAAACACATATTATTCAAAGATTACTTTGGAGAAACAGTGTATAGACCACCTCAATCTAATACCCTAAATCCAATAATACGTATACTTAGACCAGGTATATCGTTGGAGGGTGATATTTGGGCTAAGAAGATAAATAATTTATTGTACAACGAAGATTATCAACAATATATAGCCACAGTAGCTGCTACTCAAATATCTTTAGGACATAAAGTATTAATAGTAGCTTCTAGAATAGAATTTTTACAGAATGTAAAGGAGTTATTAGGTGAAACGTGTATGTTGGTTACTGGGGCCTGCAGTACAGAAGAAAGAGATAACATTAAGAAAGATATGTTATCTGGTAAAATCAACTGTATAGCCGGTTCAAGACAAATATTTACAGAAGGAATTTCTGTAGATCCGTTAAGTTGTCTTATACTTCCTGAACCTATCGCAAATCATTCAAATCTAGAACAATTAATAGGTAGAATCATGAGAAAATATCCTGATAAACTACAGCCATTAGTTTTAGATATACATTTTTCCTCTTATACTGATAAGAGACAAAATAACATACGATTAGGTTTATATATAGAAAAAGGATGGGATATAGCAAGTGTATAAAATTTGTACTTGTACGTATATTTCATATATGATATAATGTATTTATACAGTGATAAATCAACCTTTTTCTTTGATTTAATAAAACTGGAAAAATTAGCTAAGAATGATTTATACCGCTTCATGGAAATAATGGAAGCAGAATATAATACAATCTTAGCACTTAGCAAGATACGTGGAAAATCTTTTTTACTAAAACCTAAACAGCTTTTTAAAGCTAAAATAGATATAGTATATAAAGTACAGTATGTCCGCCTTGCAGCAAAAAGAGATTATTTCTTGTATAAACAATACGGATTTAATGGTTTAGATCTAAGTTTATATCCGGATTTACACACCAATAATATAAAATATAATCCACTACTAGAAATAAGTAATAATAAATTAACATTTAAATTAGAAGACTAAAATATGGCAAAAGCATTTGGTTCCACTAACGGAAAAGCAATTAAGAACAATCACGAAGCCTATACCTATAAGGATGGAGAGCAAACCCTGCGTCTATACGGAGGAGTACTACCAAGATATGTTTATTGGGTAAAGACTAGTAATGGTAAAGATATTCCTATCGAATGTCTAGCTTTTAATAGAGATAAAGAAAAATTCGATAATCTAGAAGTAGATCACGTTCAGAAGTATTTCCCAGATAAAAAGTGTGGGTGGGCTTATAGTATTAACTGTATTGATCCAGCAGATGGAAAAAGTAAAGTTCTTAATCTTAAGAAGAAGCTATTCGAGCAGATTTCTACCGCTGCTGAAGATCTAGGCGATCCTACAGATCTAGATAATGGCTGGGATATAGTATTTAAGAGAGTAAAGACAGGTCCTCTAGCTTATAACGTAGAGTATACTTTACAAGTTCTTCGCTGCAAGAAGCGTTCTCTAACTGAAGAAGAGCGCAAAGTTGTTGCGGAAAGCCCTTCTATTGACGAAAAGATCGTTAGACCTACTTCAGAAGAAGTGGAAGCTCTATGCGAAAAGATTACTTCGGGTAATGCTGCTGACACTTCAGAAAGTGAAAACGAAGCAGTTAACGAACTAGGTTAATTAAACGCAGAGCCCCCTAAGAAATCTAAACTTAGGGGGCTTTTTAACTTTAATATTATGCAAAAATTATATAATATACTAATAGGTATAGTACAGGACATACGTGAGGGTGTACGCCGTACTAGAAATTACTATACTAGTACTAGAGTGAATAAATGAAGATTGAGGTAACTACTTGTTATAGCCATGTGCTATGGCTATTATGTGCGGGACCACTACTAGAACAAGCTATAGATAAAATAGAAATAACTAAATCTCCTGCATTTAGTGTAGAGGGAGTAGCTGGATATATAGAAACACAGGTATGTATACATGTAAAAGACTTACAGTGCTTTACTAACCTATGGAATTCCTTCTATAGTCTGTCTGATAAAAGAAGA